TATTGGTTACGGTGGAGGAAGCGTAGCGCCGCCCGCTGTGGTTTCCACAACACCTTCGGCGGGGTCTTCTTTCTGGAGACTTTCTTTTTCACAAGACTACCCTTTTATCAGACTAAGGAACTCGGCACGTACCGAAGCGCGGCGAAATTTACCTAGGAGACAAGAGGTCACCATCTCGGCGGAGGGTTGGCGCACTCCTCGGCATTGCGCACATCCATGCTGCGCTTGTACTACTACTCCGACACCATTCGTCTCTGCGTAGGTGTCCAGTGCTGTGGCAATCTCGGAGGTGAGGCGTTCCTGAATTTGCAGCCTGTGCGCGTAGCAGTTGACTAGTCGAGCCAGCTTTGATAATCCCACTACTTTTCCATTCTCTTTCGGGAGGTACGCCACGTGCGCCTTCCCAGAGAACGGAAGTAGATGGTGCTCGCACAGGGAACTGAATGAGATATTACGGAGGAGTACCATTTCGTCCGAGCTAGCCTCGAAACGCTTAGACAATATCTCTTCCGGGTCCTCTGTGTACCCTTCACACATCTCAGACATGGCTTTGATAAACCGTTTCGGGGTCTCCCGAAGACCATCCCGGTCCGGATCTTCGCCGAGGTACTGAAGGATACGTGTCACGTTCGACTCTGGTCCCTCCTCTCCGGTATGGTCCCATGGGAATATGAACCACTTAGGATCCTCTCGGTTTACCAACCGAAAGGAAACGCAATCGAACGGAAGTTTCGCGTCTCGGTATTTTATCATTGTCGTGTAGAGAGCCGGAACGCCTGTACCTTTTGAGAATTTCAGACCCCGAAGTGTAGCCCCAGAGTCCACAATATCGTCGACGACTACGGTAAAGGGTCCGGGTACCTCCGCCACCGGGAGTTTAAGTCTTTCGGCGAGTAGAAGGGCGAGTGGTACCCCACCGGACGGGACACCGTAAACATCTACGATTCTCCCGGCGCGCCATAGTGCGGAGGAGCGGACAGCATCTGCCAACATTCCGGCAGCGGAGTACACGTCCTCCCATGAAATGCGCTCTTTTTCGATACCATTATCCATGTCAGTCGACTCCCAGAACTTTATGCGTTTGAAGAGAGACGTTCCATTGCGGGTGCCTCCATACCCATTCGACGCACCGGTGCAATGCCATGGGGTAGAACTCCCCTGAGACCGGGTCCGCCATAGGAGAAACTAGTTTGCGCCTCGCCTTACGCAACCCATTCGGGAGGTTCTCAATATCTGGGAGTGGGTTGGTCTCCCCAATCACATACTTGAGTTCGTCTGCGAAACAGAGGGTTACGGTGGCCTCCGGGCCTTCTGTGGGTTTAGGTGAGCAGGTGACCCAATCGAGTCCAAGGCCCTCTTTATCGAAAGCGATGGTCCCATTAGTCTCGATGGCCGTAGTGGAGATGCGGGAGATCTCCGCTCCGTCCCGCAATAACGTATGCATTCGAGGTGGGAGTACTCGTCGGAACATCTCGGCGCTTTTCACAAGGGATACGACCTCCCGACTAAGTTGGACAGCCGGCTCCCCTCCGGTGAATACACAGTGTACAGGAAAATTTCCATACTTATGGAAATGTGTTTTCAACACATCCACGATACAGTCCTCCAACTGTTCGAGGGATAGCGAGGTTCCATTCTTAAAGTCCGTATCACAGAATGAACACGAGAGGTTACACCCGGCGAATCGTACAAATAGGCTAGAGGTGCCTGCATAGTGCCCCTCCCCCTGTATAGTGGTGAACACCTCCTTCACACTGTAACGGCGTTTTGCGGAGCCTTTACGACGAATGTCTGCGGCGTCTAGAGTGAGGTTAGTCAACCGGGTACCCTCCTTCCAGAACCACGAGCTTGCGCGCGATAGCCGTGCGGAGGAATTCAATTTCAGTCCGCGCCGTACACTTGGCGGTCTCTTGTACGGCTACAGTGGCGGAGACCTCTTTCAGTAGATCTACAAGCTGGTGCATCCTGTAGTCCCGCTCCCGAGAAATGACCTCGTACACAATGTCGAAGACTACGGTAGAGAGTCGCTTCGAAATATTCTCCGCCGTCGGAGGTACCTGCATTAAAAACAGCTTGGACCCGTCGTGTTCTACAGGACTCGCTAGCGGATCATTATTCTGTAGAATAGTCCCGTGATCCCACCGGGTGTCCACGTACTCTTGCACTTTTCCTTTCAGTTCGGAGAAGTCCATCCAATACCCTAACTCCGGGTGGACTAGACTCTCCGGGTACTGTACTTCGACCTCCACGGCGTAGTTATGCCCGTGAAGGTTACGGCACTTTCCCGGGTGGTTCTGGATCCTGTGTGCGGAGCAAAAGTGGATCCCGGTCACTCTAAGTATCTGTGACATGGCAGTTCATTTCCTTCTGTGTGTCATAAGCCTGCTCCGAACATACGTCCCAAATTTTATTGAAGAACTCAAGCGGGACAGTGCGGGTGGCTTCGCAAAGGTATACATCCCCAATAGGGAACGGGTCTACGCGGAATGTCACGGCAGGGCGTAAAGCGCGGCTCTGCACAGTCGCATCCGGGTCCGGCCGGAGGGAGACATCCAATATCCGTGCGGTCCGACCACGTTCGCGGGAAATACAGTGGGAGCCGCGCTTTACTGAGACCATATAATCAACCCTCCTCGTCGTTCTGGGGGAGGGTGCCGTCCTGCATCTGTTCCATGTGTTCGAGCCAATCTTCTCCGAGAACATCCGGGGCATATTCATACCGGGTAAGGTCTTCTATCTCGGAGATTGCGAATGCCTCTCGACGTTCTACACATGTACCACATTGACCGCAATGGGAGTCCAACTCCCCGGCGTAGCAACTCCACGTCTGGGATAGGTTCTCTCCCAGAATGATACTGCCGTGCCGACAGATATCCGCCTTGGAACTTTCGATGAATGGGGCGCTTACAGGCACTCCGGGGTCATGGCACATGCCAATCGCTTGGGATAGGTGGTCGAAGAACTCCTTCCGGCAGTCCGGGTATACGGCGTGATCTCCGGCGTGGGCTCCGTAATACACCGTGTAGGGAGTAGCATTCAGATCTCCGTCGGCGTTATTACGTGCCCACGAAATCGCCACGGCGGAGGCAAGCGAGAGGAGGATCATATTGCGGTTCGGGACCACGGTGGCTTTCATAGACTCCTCTTCGTAATGCCCACTAGGTACCGGTATATTCGGATCGGTTTGAGAACTCCCCGCGAATATACCTTGGAACCCTGCCATATCCAATGTCATATGCTGGAGGAAATGTTGCGGAGTCAACCCCGTATTAGGTTCCCATCCCGGGCGAGTCTCCCAGAACCCTACACGAAACCAGAACTCTTCAATGATAGCCGCCGCTACCTTAAGTTCACAGGAGTGGGTCTGCCCATAGTGGACACTTAACGCGACCACCTTGTCGTGCTTTTCCAGGGCGTGACGCAGGAGTGTAGTGGAATCCATCCCACCGGAGAACAACACTACAGCGCCGCCGCCGTCGTACTTTGGAAACGGTATCTGCATTTTATTTCCTTTCGGTTGAAGGGTGTCAAGGTGTTACCGTGTACGGCGTCGTACAGGTTTCTTCTCTGTAGAGGTGTTACGTGTCCTTTCCATACGTACACAAAATGAGGTAAGCGCCTGCACTACACACTCACTGTCCGTCATTGAGTCTGCCTTTGCTGGGTCTTTGGCCTTCCATTGCCGGCGCACCTCGGTCACAGCGCGCTCAATCGTCTGATACTCAGCGTCCGTGAATACAAGCCGATTGCTACTCGCTACCTCTGGGGCAGGACCCGCTTCCGGAGGGGTCCAATCCGCAGCGCCGAGTAGTGGGCGGGTCTCGAAGTCTTGGAACCCTGTGGTCTCCAAGTCAAACTCAGCCTCTTGCAGTTCTTTCAAATTGGCAGTGAGTCCGGTGAAATTAAACCGGGAAAGATCGTTGGTCTTGTTATCTGCCAGCATGTAGGCGACCTCCTCCGCCTTACTGGAGAAGGTATGTTGCACACACCGGATTTCTTTCCAACCCAGACGGCACGCAGACTCATGCGTGCCATTCCCTTTTACGATTTCAAAGTCCTCGTTCAGTACGATAGGACTCCGCTGGCCGAACGACTTGAGGGAGGTCATTATTGAACGGATATTGTCCTCGTCGTGCTCTCGGGCATTCTTGGGGTGCGGCTTACACTTTTTCACCGGGAGGAGTTGGACCACTAATTGGTCTTCTAGTCCTCCGGTACTCTTGCGGCGTTTGGTGGGTTTCTTAGGCATGCCATGTCCTTCAGTGTTGGGGGAGCCGAGGGACCATCTCGACTCCCCCTCCTATGTCCTCCAGTTGAACGGCTAGGAGAAAACCGGTAGGGTGCGATTACTTCGTGCGACGGGTGGCGGGTTTCTTTTTAGCCGCAGGTTTCTTTTTGGCCACAGGTTTCTTCTTCTTCGTGGGCGCAGGAGTGGTTTCGGCAGTCTCCGTCTTCGCCTTCTTCTTCGCCGCCGCCTTCTTTTTCCGCTTCGCCGCCTCCTTCTCAGCGTTGGCAGCGCGCTTGGCGTCCTCGGCTACCTTCGCTTCCTTATCGGCCGCTGCCGCGATGGATTTGATTTCCTTCGCCGCCTTCGCCGAGACGTCCGGGACGGTACCCCAACACCCGGTCTTCCCATGGCCATAAGAGGTGTTGAAGGAGGACTTTGCCATTTCCATGCCGTGCTTGTCGAGACACGCCTGCATCCCTGCTTTCGAGATCCCGTTCCCTCCGCAATACCGTCCGAAGGCGGTGAGGGCGAGTCCGTAGATGGTGGGTCGGGTGGAGGTGTTAGTTTCACTCATGGTTCGTTTTCCTTTACTGGTGCTGTTTTGTGCCTCATAGTAGCACAGTTCAAAAATTTCGGAATCACTTTTCTCGTTGGCGGTAAAGCCTACTCCCCGCCCTTGATAGGCCAAGGCTTTGCGCCGCATGTCTTCTGGTAAGTTTGGCAACCCTCCCATGTCTTGTGCTTTCAGCTTAAAGTAAATAGCGCCGTGCATGTCCGTGTACCGGGTATCTCCGGGGTCCAGTTGGCAGACGTCCTCATACTGAGTTCGAATGTACTCCCGTAAGGCTCGCACGCCTTTATCCCGACGGATTCTGTACCCTGTACGAATAAACGTGCCCGAGGCGTTCGGACTGTCTTGGACTGGATTGGACATCGTTAATTCCTCTCATTCTTAGTGTGTAATTATATACCAAATACTTCGGGTTGTAAACCCCTAATTTTCCCGCCTACGTTACACCCTACCGGGTTTCCGGAGGTGTCCCCCTCCCCAACTTCTGGGGAGGGGTCGACACGCCTACGGGCTAATGCTCCAACTCCTCGGCGGTTTCGATCATGGCGTCCAACATAGCCACCTGCGCCTGCAACTCCTCGTCCGCCTGTAACCAGTCTTGCACCTCCCTCTTCAGACGTTCCAAGGTGTCTACATCTACCATGGTAAGCGCCGCAGCCGCCTGCACCATAAGTTCGTTCGTGTTAGTCACTCGCATTGTCTTCTCCTAGGTTGTGTTCCGTGTATGCCTCGTTCAACTGTAAATAGAGTATACCATAGTTGAATGGGAATGTCAACCCATTTTGGGAGAAATTTCAAATCTTTTTTTTTGGAGGGTCTCGAACAGCCGCCGGTCAACGAAAAAATCAATAACACGGAAATCCGAAAACCGATTTTCCTCGGCGTACTTGTCAATGATTGAGTCTAAGGCTTTATGCTGTTCCGGGTATTCGTCCGCAGGAAACCACACTTCGGCGTCGTCTCTGTCGGAGGCTACTATCACCGGACCACTGTCGTACTCTTGAGAATACCTATTCAGCAACATCCGTCCGAGTTTCCTTTCTGCGGCCAGTAGTTGGATAAATTGTATCCCTGCTCCATCGCATACCATAGTGACCTGATACCGGGTCTCGCGGGGATCTGAATTGTCTTTATTAAAGAGCATGTACATGGTGGGGTCCTTTATAATATGGGACCCGGCGAACCGGGTCCCGTGGAGGTTGGCTAACTTAAACGGTTAAAGATGTTGCAGAGGGTGGTTACCATCTCAGTGATGAACGGTCCATTGTCCGGGTTGTACACTTGCAGGTCGACGGAGTACATGTACAACTTGTTCTCGTCTTTCTCCAGTATGGTGCGGACTTGGTCGACGTGCGCGAGGATAGGTTCCTTACCCTGCCGTAGTACGTGGAGGGCACACAGTACCGCCCAAGCGTGATCGTCATCCCATGCCTCCAACTCGAAACATACCCGACAGCATGTCACATACTCCGGGTCCACCGCTTGGACCTCAGACACATCCAACACTGCCATATCCGTAACCCATACTTTCAAATTATTGTGTTCCATTGTATTCTCCTAGTTTGAGGGGCGACCCAGTGCCACCACTCGTTCAACTGTAAATAGAGTATACCATGGTTGAAAGGGAATGTCAACCCCCAATGCAAAAAAGTTTGACCATTATATATACCAAATAAATTGGAAAAAATTACTAAAAGGGTTGACATACTCCATCAAGCGTGGTATACTCTATTTACAGTTGAACGAGGCATACAACCTAGGAGAATACAATGCAAGCCAAGATTCAGAAAATTGAGATTCGGACCATAAATAGTGTAAGCGTCGTAGTCCGCACCACCTGTAAAGACTTTCAAGTAGTCGCCGAGATGGTACGGAACTTCGCCTCCACGCACGGAGGTATCATTACCGCCACGTCTTACACCTCCCGCGAAGTGACCCTGTACATCGACGGCGACAAGGTCCCCGCCCTCCAAGAAATGTTTTAACCAAGTGATATTCTGGGGAGGGGAAACCCTCCCCGGATAACCTATGAGGTCCTAGTCATGAACTTGAAACAGTATACGGCGCGGGTGGAACACCAAATCGAGGCGGGCATGATTTTGTCCCCGGAGACTCGGATACAGGTCCGGGAGATTTGCGAAAGTATGTGGGAGGTCTGCGGGGACGAGTTTACCGCGGAAAACGTACTCCGGGAACTTCGACGAATAAACGGGCGGCACCTCCTACAAGGGAAGGGGACGTGTAACCAAGCGTTATTTGAACACAGCGGGGACACCTGTAGGGTGCGTGCAATCCTCGGTTTGGTTTCGTACATCGATAGAGACATGCCTGTACAGGAGGCGCGGGACTTGTACCGCAAGTTGCGGGATGAAGACGGATGGAGTACGCGAGAGGTCCACATGTGGATGGGAGACGTCGCCTTCAACGCACATGTATACCATTAATTCAACAGGGAGAAACCTGTTTTAGTCGGTTTCTCCCTGTAAATAATTCCCTAATGGGGGACCCCTATATAGGGGACGTTATGGTCAGGTACGAAATAATTCCCTAAAAAAGTTAATTTTTCCCTGTACTGTATTTCATTATACAGTAACAGGGAAAAATTTTATATTTTACACCTATGTCCCCTATATACCCCTCCCTAAACTGGGGATTATTTACGGGGAGAAATTAGACTCAGCCGGTTTTTCCATGGCGTTTTCCAGTATCTCTCCCAACATCCGGAGGCGTAAAGTCTCGGATGTGTCCTCGCTTGTACTCCGGGTAGTCCGTTGTTCCCCCAACACCGCCAGCAGTGGGGATAGTGTGTCTAGCGCGTTACTTAACTTTTCAAGTACCAGCTGCGTCTGGACCGTTGCCACGGCGTTCAAGAGGTCCGCTTGCCCAAGTGTGTCGGCCTCGTTATCTTTGGAGATACTGATTTCGCCGGAGTAGTCCGGGTTCCACTCATACCGCAAAGCGACGATATCATGGACCTCCACACCTGCCGGAACTCGGGACTTGTTACTGAACTCTGTCACCTGTCCGGACTCTATCACGTTCCCTTCCCTGTCGTAGGTGGGTGGTATCTCATCCCGGAATTTCAGATCCAGTTTGGTCATCCCTCCCAAAGCCCCGTAAGGTGTCGCACACCCGGAGACCCCTACTAGGACGAGGAGTAACGAGAGGAATCCCCGTACGGGGGAACCTAGGGCGCTGCAATTACGATTAATCCGGTACTTCTTCGACGTATGGTTGGTTCGCATTGTCTTCATCTCCCTGTGGGTTGGTTTCGGTGGCTGTGGGCAGGAACCGTGCTCCCGCCTCTAGGTACATCGTAGGTGTGGCGGCTCCATCCTCTGTGTTGTAATGTGTCTTGGCGTATTGGGCCATCCCCTCTGGGGTCTCGGGAATGGCTCCGGGTTGCCGCATATAGTGAGTACGGCAAAAAATTGCGGCGAGAGTATCCCCGTCTTCGGTTTGCAGGAGTTCCAAGATACTTTGGCGTTGCGGGGAGACATAGTTCTCATCGTCTTTGTACTCCCGGAAGAGTACCCCGTGATTTTGAATGGAACGACTGAGTAGCATCCGGGTGGACAGTTCTGGGAGGAGGAGAAGGCACCGGTCCCGTACCGCCTTATGGCGGGACAGCCATTCGAGGTTGTCCAGGATCGCCGCCCACTCGGACTGGAATAGTCCATAGGCTCCCCGTGTAAAGTTACACTTACCGAACCCACGCTGCCTCCGAAAAATAAATTTATCGGATTCGTGCGCAGCCGTCATAAACATAAGCGTCGCCGCCCGGATCGCATACTCCTCTCGGTCCGGGTGGAAGGCGTTGGCCACAGTGCGACACAGTGTATAAGTGTCTCGAATAATTTGTTTTGCGTACATGTGAGTCTCCAGACTAGTCTGTGGGATCGGTGTAAGTACCGCACCCAGTAAGGCAGATAGGTAATAGGGTTGAATCCGTGTTTATGTTGATAAGGCTCGCTTTATGGACTTGTATCCCGTCGTCGTGGTTCGAGTATAGGGGTGGGTCTCCTCCGTCCGGTGTGTCGTCTAAAGTAGCAGTAATATCCACATACTGCGGAACCGGGGCTCCGTTCACAATACGTATTGTCCCGGACGCTGGTTCACATGTACCGTTAGCGGCTCCGGATAGAGTACGTCCGGACTGTCCACCTTCTACGAGTTCGGCGGTCCAAGAAAGGGTCTTCCCATTCAATGCGGCGAGCACTGCGGTATTTGGGGAGTCTGCCGGGTCCGGTGTACCTCCTGTCACTGTACGAAGGCGGAACCAGAACCGTTTCGTGGATTGGGATTTCTCCCACCATCCGAACGGACAATATACTGCCGGGTCTGGCGTAGGGTGTCCGGGAGGTAATACACTTACCCGATCGCTCTGGTAGAATGAAGAACCCTGTACATTATCCGCGTCTGAGAATCCCATACCTATATCACATGTAAAGGCTCCCGGGACGTTTCCACCCGCACTGACTCCCCATGAGATCTGATCGTAAGATTGTTTTCCATCGCGCCGCACCTCAGAAGTAATATACTTGTCGGTGTACCAGAGTCCCGTCGACTCCGTGTAGTCATACCCGGGACTAGGATTCAACCCACCTGTCAGCACTACCGGAGGGTCCACCGGAGGGAGTGTAAGCGGAGGGAATTGCGGAGTGTATGTTTCTCCGCTGCCATAGTCGGTCCGCCACCCTGCCGCAACTGCGTACCCCCCGGACATCCAATCCAGCCATTCTCTAAGAATGACAATAATAGGTTCCCAGTCCTCCGGCTCCTTCCAATCTAGTCCAGACAATTCACTCAGAAATACCGCACGGGTTCGTACCCCTGTCAACCCGGACCATGCCCAACGCTTACAGGTAGAAGGGTGAAGAATACCTCCGTTCGTGTATGAGGACACCGGGACCAGCATAGCCGCAATCTGGTCTATGCACGCCTCCAACGCTTTGGCGTTATGGTATACCGGACTCGTCGTAGGGTCCGAGTCGTAATCGTATTCAGCCGGTTTTGTATCTATTGGAGCAACACCGAACGCGCCACCAGCGTCGAACCGTACTCCGGATAGGGCTTCTTTGCGGTCGTCTACCATTCGGCACAATTGCGCAATTGCGCTTTTACCTCCACGGGCGTCGAAGGGACAGTCCAGGTCTTGCCAAGACTCTGGGAGTGGGTCGGTTAAAACATTCTCACCAAGAAAGCAGGAAGGCACTATTTATTCCTCCTCGGGCTCTGCCGGCGTACCGGCTTTCGTTGTGTACAGGAATGGATACCAGCGAGTCAGTCCGGTACGTGTCCACCACACTTTATTGTCTCCGGTGCCTACCTCTTCACTATCGTCTGGGTTGACTTCGTTAGTCCAGAACACCATACGGAACCGACCCGCTGTCGTCGGGATCTCGGGAAGCGTGTACACTGTAGGACATGAAAATTGTCCCCGGGAGGCTTCCTCCGCTACAGACCCGGTACCACCTCCACCACCCAGAAGGACGAGTGCATAGTGCCAGTTTAGCCATGGGTAGTCCACGGGCTCTTCCCATAATACGGTGTACCCGGGATCTTCGATCGACGGAGACGCGACGAAGTAGGAGTCGGACAGGGACCCGTTCGATACCACGGTTTTAGCGGTAAAGGCAGAAGGGTACAGGGGTTCCTCCACGGTCCCGAAATCGTACTGGGTTATGTCATGTATCACCTGTACCAAGACAGTCCCCATCACCCAACATTCTCCAGCGGTACCGGCTGGTATGTGGTCAAGTGGGACCACAGCCGGGTACAAGTAATCGTTTCCATTTTGTGGAGGGTAGATGTGGACTACCGGCTTATCAAAGATTCCGGGGTCGTCGTATCCATACGGAGCCCCATTCACCACAGCCGGTTGAAATGGAGACAAGTCCACCTCCGACACGTTCTTTCCAATAATGCGGAGACCTTGCGGAGTCTGGGAGGGAGGGTCGGTCTTTTGCGCGGTTACTCCCTGCCTAGACGTGGTAAAGTTCACACCGTCTCCAGTGATATTCATTACCGCGTCGACACTCTCGGACAAGTTGTTTACATGCCGGGCGGAGAGGTGCTGTCCAGGTCTAAAGTTCTCAGCCATAAGGTCCTACCAATCCGAAGAGGTTGAAATTCGCATACTCGTACACTTGCGCGATGTGGATAGACTCGATGTCTCGTTTAACGCGGGTGACTCCATCTGAGGTGTTCGGCTGGTTGATATACTTAAACCACACATAATCCCAAGGTGCAGGGGTCATTTCGACTGTACTATCGTCGTATAGTTGAACAGTCTGGGTCCCTTGCCAACGACTAATTAGGAAATTGTATTCCACCACAATACGCCCATCGCTACGGCGGCGTATTTTAGCTCCGGTGAATAGTACCTCCCCGGGAGCGTAGTCAACCCAATACCCGGTGTTCACCGTTCCTCGCATACTCTCAAGCAGCAGCCGACCATTCGGGTCTATATACGGCCATGTCTTAGTCACAATCATAGACGTGGCGGGACGGTACACTGACGCGCCCTCGGTCTTCTCTCCGTTCGCTCCGATGACAGTGCCGGTGTCTGCCGCAGCTGGCCAGTGTACTTGATAGGAGGAGTCCCGGACACTACCGATCGTCTCCTGCCGGGCAGCAATATCCCATTCCCATGTTTCATCGTTTGGAGTCACGCCGAGGGGCCATTCTTTATACGTGACATGGACCTTGCACTTACCTATCCCACGCTTGTCTGGCTCTATTGAGAGCCGGTCCACGTAAAGGAACGGCAGGGTAGGGTGCGGTGCATTGTGTACCCAGTACAGACCATCGTAAGGTATCAGAAACGAAATGATCCATTCTGGGGAGGAGGTCCCCACATGGAACGAGTGTGTGATCTCGGTACCTTCCGCGGTGCGTTGTACCCGTGGACTGTCGATGACCTCATCTACTAGTATTCCAAATATAAGTGACATGTCATTCCTTTACGACGAAGTTAGTCCACCAGATTCCCGGGTGTTGCGTTCAATGAGTGTAAGGATGTCCGTTTGGTTCCGCTGTTCTTCGAGGGTACGTTCTTCTACACTACTACCCTTCGCAAAACCAAGCTGTTCCAGCACGCTTTGTCCTCCGAAGAATCCGTGGACTCCACGGGTAGGGGCGGCGATATTGGTGCTGTCGAATCCTATCCCGTCTCCCTGTGGTTCTGTAGGGGGAGAACCGAACCCGGCGAACAACCCTTTTAGCTCTCCGACACGGTTCTTAATACTTTCCGAAAGAGATTCTTTAGCGGCGTCCGCTGCGTATAGTTCTTCGCTTAAACGCCTGCGGTCCTCTCCCGCTTTGTACCGTCCCTCTCGGTACTCCTCGGACTTACGATTGCGTTCTGAAATCCGTTTATCTATTGCGCGGTTCTCGCCTAGGGAGTCATACTCAAAGAATATTCCTCCTTTGATTTTGTGGTATATTTGCATAACCCGGTCCAGACCGTTCAGTATCTTGGTAAGGACAAAGTCAAACCCGACCTGTATTCCCTCGAATGCGCTGAGGAACACATCCACCAGAAGGTCCGACATCCGGTTCCAGTGACCGGCGATAGAGTTGCTGCCTATTTTAATGTTGGAGAACAGCATACCGAACCCGGTGTCTACCAATCCTACGGCGTCTGCCAATCCTAGCAGTGCTATCACAATCAAAATTATCTGCCCGACTGGAGTAGCAATTAGAGCAATCGTCGTAATAAGTCCACCGATACCGACTATGAGTCCAACGACGGTCTTAGCCATACTCACGAACTGATCTAGTAATTCGGGGTTCGTGTTTATAGCCTCCCGTATAGCCACCACATAGGCGGTCATTGTGGACAGTAGTTCTACAATATCGTCTGTCAACTCATGCCCTATTGCCGCCACTAGTCCGTCCACAGAAAGTTTAAGGCGCGCAAACCAATCCGTTACTACCTCTGCGCTTCTACTGGAGGCTTCCAGGTCTCCCCCTAGTAATGCCGCCTCCTCCCGCATCATTTGCATACCTTCTGCCCCCTGCTGGAGGAGGGGGATCATCTGTACCCCGGCACGCCCGAACACTCGCATAGCCAGCGCCGCCTGTAACCCGGTGTCCGGTATATGCGACAAGGCTTCTACCAGCACAGAGAATCGTTCCTCTGGAGACATATTGAAAAGGTCTTGTATGGGTACCCCTAACGCTTCGAAGGCGTCTGTAGCCTCTTTCAGTCCTCGGGACCCGTCGTAGATTACCCGGTTCATACCCCGGATAGCCCGCTCCACGAACCCGGCGTTCGCTCCGGTCAATGTGAGGGCGTGTCCTATCTGGGCGTAGGCGTTGATTGTCAGTCCGGACCGCGCTGCGGACTTGGCGAGCTCATCTCCAAACTTGGCAAAAGATGTAATCAACCTACGGATGGCCAAAGTTAAAACAGTCGCCGCAGCTGTCATAGCGAGGGACATGGTCGTGAATTGTCCCTTAAACCGCTGCATCATTCCGCGGGCTCTACGGAGTCCAGCAAGATACCGACTCTGGTCCAGGCGCAATCGTACGGCCGCTCCGCCCGCTATTACTTCGTTCGCTACTCCGGACATTATTTACCTCCGAACTTGTTCTCGTAAAGTTCTTTTGCTTGCCGGATTGACATACCCCGCCTACGATTTAATTTCTTTTTCTTGGCAAGTGTTATAGCGTTGTGATCGTCTGGCGTTGTCTTCGTCTTGCTTAACGAGTTGTTGATTATACTAAGCAACGACCCGGTGTGCATCCACTGGCGTTCCTGATTAATAACAGACAGCCGATACACCTGCCGAACTGTTAGTGGCGCGGTATCTGGTACTCCCGCAGACACTAACAGTTCGTAGATGTACTCTAAATCCCAACCTCCGGGGCCGGCTCCTGTGGTTTCGTCGGCTTCTTCACTCCCGGAGGTGTTGGAAGCTCCCCCAGAAGGTCTGAGGCCTCCGGAAAGCTCGCTACCAGAGATTCCATAAACGCTTGGAAAGCGTCCGGCAGAATGTCTGGGGTGAGGATCTCCGCGAAGAACACGGACTCTTTTTTGATTCCGAAAATGTGGCCCGACGTGCGAGCCGTAAACCAAATCAACCGGATCAGCGAGGCGACATTCACTCGCATTTCCATAAGGTCGTCCAGGTTGATTTGGCAGGCGGTACACCCGTCGATAATCGCCGGAGTAGTAAGTTCCAGAAACCATACCCGCCCTTCCTTGTCTACGAATGTTTGCTTTTTTCGTTCTTTCGTTTCCATGATAATGTACCTCCCTAGATACTGTCACTGTTTTGTGCCTGTAGTTAGCTGAACGTGGGACGTCCCTGTCCGGACAGAGTAACGTCTACCGTTACGACTCCATTCAGTGGCTCCCGCCGGGAGAACCTGTGGATCTTACAGGACCCAGAAACGGCGTCGCCTTGGTCGTCCACCACACTGACCCCGGACAGGATTGACCCGGTGTCGAACGCGCTTTTCATAGTGTCGTACAGAGTGTCTCCCCCATGTTTCACCATAGAGAATGTCACGACCCAATTGCGGAGTCCGGCCGCAGTCGATTTCCACCCGTCATTATTCCGAGTGGTATCATCTACCTGTTCGGCGTCCATATCGATATCGACGTCCTTGCAGTACTGCACCTCTGCTCCGACAGTAAGTGTTCCGTTGTAGCCCATTTCAGATGCCATGGTCTAGTTCCTTTCTTTGGTTGCATCCAGATTTAGTGATATAGAGAACCCGGGAAATTCCCCTTGCTCGGTCAATTTCTTGGGTACACTTGTCGACGTGTTATTTACGGTCCAGTCCTCAGCGTTGAACCGCTTACCGTCTCCGCGCAGGAACAGGTCGTGTATATCCTGCGCGAGGTTTCTTAGAGACTTATCGCTGTCTAGTTGGTCTCCCCATACTTTGATCTCTACACTCATAAGTATCCCGACCTCGCCACGAGACGCGGAAGGGGAATCTTCGGTACCTCCATCCTGCATGACAGTTATCAGGGGACTCCCCGCGCTGTCTGGGGGAGGGTCCGTTAGGTGTACGGAGGGTCTTAGTGTTCCGTCTCCAAAGTCGAACGCCCCTAGGCGTACCGCCCAAGGCTGTTCGGCTATTAGGTCTCGTATTGCTTTCAAGATCATTTCTTACTGTACCTCCCGTTCAGCATGGCTCCGGTCTGTGTCCGACCTAGAGGCATGTTCTGAAAATACTTGGCGAAGTTAGGCCGCATCCGAGTAAGCGCCGGGAGCATGAAAGGTCTTTTAGGGGTACCCTCCCCCAATTCGTGGCGCTTACCATAAATCTTAGTAGGGCCTACTACCACCTCCAAACTACCATTGGCGGCATAAGTGACACTGCCAGCGAGTTCCCCGCTTTGTCTGTGCGGTGGGTCTCCCGGCTCGGACGGAATTTTCTCTACACCTCCACCCTTTTTCATACCCTCCTTCGCGAACCGTTCTACGTCTGCCGCCGCTAACAGGAGTGGTTTGATAGCAGCCTCCTCCATTACTTTTTCCATTCCACGGTAGTCGAAGTGAAAGTCTACGTCTACGTCATATGCGGCCATTACAGAGTCCTCCGAACAGGACGCTTACGCGCTGTGCACTTTACTTTTTTATGTCGAGCACCATAGACCTGCTTCACCTCTCGTACCTCATACCATTGATAACTGTCCAGGTCGTCTCCGAAACCTGCCGCACGAACGTCGACCGGGTGGAGGGTAACCCCGCCAACACCGGGGATCTCCCGGTACAGCGCGCCCGAGAGGTCCGTAAAGGGTAACAATGTAATAGCGCCACGAGTGTTGAACCCATACTGGAACGCCGAAGACATTGTCACGGAGGGGAGCTCGAACGCCCCAGAGATTCGCCATGTAGAACGACCTTCTCCGGATACCTCCAGCGCCGGGAGGGGGACCGTACCTGCAGCCACTTTTACGATATGAGTAGCCCCGGAGAGTGTCACTGTACCAATTGAAAATGTTCCAGGAGCCTCGAATAGGGTTGGTACGAACCCATCCACGGTGACCGCAGCCACATCGAAGGCCGCTACAGCCGTTTTAGCGTTAAGAGCGGCGCCAGACACCTCCACAGAGGGTACTTCGAATGCGCCAGACACCTCCTGTATCTCGATGTGAGAGGTTCTTCCGAGTACCCCGACACTTGGGAGGGTAATAGCGCCTGATCCCGTGTACGAGGTCGTGTAGGACGCCGCTCCGGACAATGTGACACTGCCAACCGTTAGGGCTCCGGACCCGGAGTGGGAATTATCCCGATCACTCGCTACACCAGACAGGGTGACCGCGCCCAGAGTGAGTGCGCCAGCGGCCTCTTCTGGGGGAGGGGTTGCGCTTGTCGCCCCGCTAAGTGTGACTGCGGATATATTGAAAGCGCCCGTTCCGGACTTGCTTACAGTCGCCACACCGTCCACTAGGAATGATTGCGCTTGTAAGAGTGTTAGTTCTCCGGTGGCGATAGAGTCTACATCGTACCCGGTCGCCGCTAGGGTGACCGCACCTATCTCTATCACCCCCGCAGCGTCTCGAAGGGCTCCACCTCGTCCACGTACTGTGACCGCTGGGAATGTCATACCGCTGGTACCGGAGTATTCCCTGTTAGCGGTACCGGACAAGGTTACGGACCCGACCGTGAAAGCTCCTGCCGCCGTATCAAATAGTCCGGCGCTTCCGGAGAGTGTGACAGCGCCCACTTCAATTGCGGTAGAGGTTTCGCGTAGTACCGAGCCTGCGCCCGCTACAGTAATTGCGGGGAGGGATAAATCTGTATCCTCAATCAATCCAATATTGTGTGCGGCGTACCCTTCTACAAGAATGTCCGGCAGGTTAAAAGATGCGGAGGTCTCTAGTGTCTGCTGTAGAAGTACGGTACCGTCTACCGTGACTGCTCCCGCAGTAAGTATTCCGGAGGTATGCCACCCTGTATTCGTAGCGCCATCTACTGTGACTGCTCCGATATCGAAAGCGCCCGTTGCTGTCTCGTCCGGAGCGGCCGCCGAGTAATACACTTTAACCCGGACAAGGTAGACACGGCACATGGTAGCCGCGCCACCGTCTCCAAGGAATTCAACAGCAACACCAAAGTTCGTAGCGATTATCTGGGCACGGGTGAGTCCGCCGGTCCCCCATACATCCGTAGCACCACCGAAGGTCCGTGTCACTACGGAAGAGTCCCCCCACTCGGTTCCTCCAGACGCTTTATTAGTCCCGGTCTGCGTACCTCCTACAATGAGTTGAACTGTGGTGTCCCAACCCTCCGTCGGACCTCCGTCTTCCGTAGTCGCAGAAATTTCAATCTCTACACCGTCAATGGTAGACCCGGAAGCAATAGCAGCAGCCAACTCAGTAGAAGCGTCCACTAATGCAGCGGTGTGACTATACTCCGCGTCCAAATCAGCGAACGCATTAGTCCCGGAGTTGGTCAACATGTTGGTAAGACTTGACCAAGCAACATCGCCACCACTTTGCGAGGCGGAAGTGAACTCTATCCATCCGGTGTCTGCCATGACTAGTCCTTAGAAGGTTTAACGAATTCGTAGTGGAGGCACTTAGCGTTAGAGCACCTGTAGCATAGTGTTCCTTCTGGTACCTCCGGGTATTCTGGGGGAGGGCGTCTTTCGAATTCTGAGCCCTCGCACCGTTCACAGATGGGAGGTAGTTTTCCACGAAGAACAACGCCGTGTCCTTTCGGCTTGGCCTTCCGAATCACCCGCTGTAAGGATTTGCGGAGGTTCTCTGTATTGAGTACCTGCCGGTTCTCCTGTACGTGTATCGGGTATACGACCAGAGGTTTCCGGGTGCTGATGTCGCGGGAGTCCAGGTTCACGGGAGAGTCTCCGCTGTCTTTACCGGCTTCGCCGGGGACAGAGGTCCTCATTTTTTTGATTGTTCCCTCTGCACCATTCTCACCCGGGACATGCATCTCTACCATACCGACACGTTCTGTCACACCGTCATCTATCAATAGCATAGTATCGATTTCGAACATGACAGAGTGCGGAGAGGTGCACATCTGCTTTCCGAACGTACCACGGGCGACCGCCTTGCCTTTCTCGTTGAGGAAAAACAAGACGACCATCCCATAGGTCTCGACGATTTTTTGCTGTGTTGCATTCATGGAAAAACTACCTCCCAGTAGCGTACTTAGGTTGCGGGTAGGGTCATGGTGAGCGAGGTCACCGATACCGTGTCACCAGCGCCAATAGTAAGCGAGGTAAGTTCAAAGTCCCCGCCTCCAGAGGTCACAGTACACGTCGCCTCCAATACTTCCGCCGCTCCAGACGTAAAGAACTTTGCGTGGTCAATTACGCCACCGGTGGCGCTGGAGTCGTCCGTAATCGAGTTGGCAGTAATAGTGCCAGTCGACCCGGAACCGAACGCAGTAGCGCCGAACGTACAGGTGGCTACCTCCACGTCTCCGGAAGTCTGGAATTCGATAGTACCACTATTACATAGGGCACCGATTGCTTCAATACCGGCGTTTCTCGCCGCAGCTGTCAAGGTTGCCATAAGGCTCATTCTCCTTTTAGTTTCGTGACCTCTGAAAGGTCTACAGGTGTATGAAGAGAGCACCCATTACACGGGAGCCCATTGACAGTCTCCACCATACGATTCACTGCCGCAGTCATAGATTCCGCTGCGACAACAGATGCCTGTATGGCTAGACTGGACTTTTCTAATGCATCCAAAAGAATGGTGCGTTGCCACTCCAATCCGTCCGAAATAACCTTCGCAAGTTCTGCCTCCCGTGCCGACGTTTCTTGTTCGCGTCGGAGTAGTTCCACATCTCGCCGCTTGTCCCACTCCTGCAACTTACGCAGGAGGTAGAAGCACGCAATACCTAAAGCGGCAGGCTGCGTTGCGATTTGTAAGAATGACTCAATGTCTTGCATGTAATCTGTCTTTCTACGGAGTTGGAATAAGGATAAAGTCGCCGATTTCGAGGTCTTCATCCGCGTCAATAAGAAACTCTATCTCGGGACCATGGACCTGTACATCTACCCATAACTGCGTAGCAGACCCGATCTCCGAGTTGGACCCTTCGCCGTCGAAGTGTTTCGTCGGCCTATACTGTCTTACTGGAGTCTGTGCTTGCACTAGCAGAACCTTCCAAGAGAGTACGGACGGAGCATTGTCATTAGGCTGGAATCCATAAGACCCTGCCAAGAAATACCGCCGGCCGCTGGTGAATTCTGGGAGGAGGCGTCCGGAGTGTTGTTCCAGTACCTCGCAAAGAGTTGGAGCATCGGGACTTTCAGGCCGGCAGGAATGTTCCCGTCGTACCCTCCGGTGTATACCACCTCCCACCGTTTCCGGCCAGAAGACCAGAACCGTTGCGCTTGGGTAGTTTCTTTCTCAATCCCACGATTGTCGAGCATGTAGTTATCAGAGGATTCTACTGCGTCGTTTGTCTTATCCGTTACGGATGTGATCTCGGTCACCGGGAGCCGTGACAGGTACAAGAGGGAATGTCCACCGTCTACCCGTTCCGTTATAGTGTCCGAGGTGAAAGTCACGCCGAGCTCTCCCGCTAGCCACTCTTCTTGCGAGTCCAGGATCGCCTGAATATGTACGTCCGACACTGTAGAAGAGAGTCGGATGGCGGACTTAGCTTCCGCTAGTGTTATGACGTTTGACATACTGTGCTAGTCCTCTGGAGACAAACTGTTGCGCGGCTACGGCAGGGATGCGGTACTTCTTCCCTGTCTTTAATGGAGTCTGCCCATATTTGATTGTGGTAAGCATTTTGATATGCGCCAGCTTGGGTTTCTGAGATCCGAAAACGAACCTTTCCGCGCTTGGGCTATCCTCTGTCTGCGTTGTCTGTTCTTCCATTTCAATTTACCTCCCGGTGCCCCGGGACGATGGGGAGGTACACCATCCCGGGGCGGGTTACGGTCACCAGTAGGGAACCGAACTCTGTGGTTACGCCGGATCCGTCAGTACGGCAAAGTGCTGCGGGTAGATACACTTACCGCCCGTGAAACACATCATCCGGAACACCGTCCGACCACTCTTAAACGAGACATGGTCCGAACGTGCGATGGTGATTTCCTCCTCCATCGCGAAGGCGTAGTTCTTGGGGTTACCAAAGACCACATCGCCTTCCACACCCAATTCCAGCGGGGTCCCCAACTCGGCACCGTACTCGTGCGCCGTGTAATTGTGACCCGCCAGAAGATTGCGGATATTGGAGTGTACGTCCGCAGTATAGATGGGACGGTCGTCAGTGTCCACCTGCTGTTTGAGATACTTTTCAGCAGTGTCGTGGACCCAGAACTCACCCGAACGGCGCTGCGCCATAGGTACAGCGTATTCCAGGTTCGTAAGATCCGCCCAACTCACCTGCGTAGCGATGGCGCGCTGAACTGTGGTCTTGCCTGCAGCCTGCAGAATACCCTCCGGACGATTTGTCCCGGAACCGTACAGGACCATGCGAGACCATTCGGCCTGCGCAGCAGTACGGAACAGACGCATAATCAAGCTCTGGAGCTCGATCGAGGACCGGCGCATAGCGGTGTTGGACAACTCAGTCCACCCGGACAGTTCGTCGGTAGTAAGGGTAAAGTTAGTGAACACGGGTTCCGTCTCACCCTTGTCCGCTCCTTCAGTAGCCTTCCACGTGAAAGCAACTCCGCCCTGTGCTCCCGCCGTAGCCTGATCCAGCATGGGCCATTCGACCGAGCCATTGATACTACGGAAGTGCGAACACTTCGAGTAGAGGGAGGGTTCCTCTACCGCATATTCCAACAGTTGGGGCCGGAAGTCTGGGGCGAGGAGGTTGTTCGCCCCGGAGTCGGTAGAACCACCCGTGGCATCCGTGGAAAGGATCACTTTACCGCTGAGAGGGTCCTGCAACATCCCAACCCCGCCAAATTGGAGGGACTTGGCACGCATGACCTCTGCCATGAACTCCGGCACCCGGACAGTATGTTCTTTCGAGGAGCGGGACTTGGCAGATGCTCGGGCGGAGGGGGCCAACGCCGCCAGCGCCTCTCCCTCGATCGCGCCCGGTCCCAAGGCAACCCAGTCGGAGAAGATTTTACCCTTCAACATCTGGTCCTTGGCGTAGTTCGGAACGATCTCAATCGTACCGAAGTCCGAGCGCGCGATCTGGTCCGTCTTGGCCTCGTACGTAAATTCTCCAGACTTCTTTCCTCCCGTGGTCTTACCATGGGAGCCCGGATCCCCCTCGGTACCATCCTCTTCCGTGGAAGCGTTCAGGTTACCGACAGGTTTCGGGGTGTGAAAAGCGCGCGCTTCGGTAATGGCATTGTCAGCCGCGGCCAACGCTTTCGCGTCTTCCACCTGCTCCTTCAGGCCGTTAAATTCCGCGGACTTTTTCTCAAAAAGCACTTTGTATTCTCCACGCTTTTCGTCATTGTCCGCTTTATTCATTTTGCCGTGGTACTCTTTCATGAGAGTAGCGGCGTCTCCCATCTGGGAGATCAGTTCTTCGAGGTCCATAATAGGATTCCTTCTATCGGTGGTTTCGTTGGGCGGTCTCTACAACGAGACCTGCCATGTATAGTTCGCACTCGTATAGGGTCTTCCCTGCCAGTTCGAGATCGGCGTCCCCGGAGTCGGTCTCCGGTTCTGTGTTCTCTGTGCTTGCTGGTTCTGGGGGAGGGGGAGTGCGTCGCCCTTCCAGACTTTGTACCAAGTCCTCTACACTCTTGCAGAGGGCTTGTATTCCGTCTAGTGCCACGGTGTCCGGTTCCGACTCCGAAGTAGTGGCGGCTAGTTGTGCGCGTAATGATTTGGCTCGGTGGATAACAGCCTCCTCGTTCATTGGACGAACGGTGACAGTACCCTCGACGAGTCGGCATTCTTTGAGTTCCAAGATCCAGTCGTCCCCTTCCCGGACCTCCTCGTACCGCAGGAGCTGGAAGCCCACAGACATCCCCCATACGATACCCTCGGTGATCTTGGTGTGGGTATCTTTTGCGAGCTGCACGCTGGACAGGTCCGCATGAATCCAAAGGCCGTAATCGTCCTCCCGCGCCTCGGTAATAAGTCCAATAGCGTCGGTGACATCTCCACCGTACGCAAAGTGTTTAACCATAAGAGGGACTTTGCCAGCGCGGACCCGTTCTTTGATAGACTTGGCGAACGCGCCCTTGATAATACGGTCTCCGCCTTGGTCTACATTATCGAATACGGCAAGGTACCCTTCGATGTAGGGTTTACCCTCGGCCGTATTCTTCGCCCGCAATTTCGAGTCAGGGCACTGTAGATTGTATTGTCTCTCACATACTGTTTCCATGTTCACCTCTTATTGTGCGGGTAGTACGGTGCAGCGGCAGTGTGGGTGCAGTGGGGAATGCTGCACGTCCACTCCGGACTTGTACGTACCACCTTCTAGTCCCTCGACCGAATCGCCTTTGCCTACAATTGTCGTGCGGAGTCCGAACGTCTTACCATCCATAGCCATACAGAACTCGCATGTCGAATCGTCGTCTGTCGCGCTCCACTCGAACGCCGAGAATCCTGTAGCCTCGTATTGTGTTATGGCTCCCTCATTGTAAGTCCAATTTGTAGTCGTACGAGCCATAAGGGTAGCGCGCTGCTTAGTCAGAGCCGCGCCATGCTCTATAAGGGTTTGCGCTATTGCGGTGTGTGGGGCACCTTGCTGTATACCGGCCTTCACTATGTCTTCCATAGCGTTGGCAGTGGCCGCTGCCTCGTACCGGGAGGTCTCTTCGATCCACTTTCCAAGCGCGGGTTCCATCTGTTTGGCGAGTAGCCAGTCGGAGCCGAACTGTTCGGCATCTATCTGAATTGCCTTCGCGGCCACCGGGAGGACCAACGGATTCCCATAGGTATGTATGAACGTCTTGTTGCCTAGGAGGGTCCCTGCCAGCTTATAGGCGTCGATCGCGAGTGGGAACGCCCACCGGGCCTTGATTTCGGAGAACTCCTGTTCTAGCGCAACCTCAGCAGCGGCTATGACATCCATACCCTCTCCGCCAATCTCTACAGCGTCCGCTACACGTTGAACAGTCTGGGCGATGGGAGGCGTGAGAGCACGTGCGAGGTGCCTTGTACTCACCTCGGCCTTCTTACTAATAGCCCAGAATACTCTAGGTGCGGGGATAGTTAACACTGGTTCAATTTCTCCCCGAGAACTCTGATCTGTGCCCGCTGCTGTGCAAGAATTTGGTCCTTCTCATTAAGGTCTCGTTGCCGAGACTCCGCCAACGCCTCCCAATGGTGTATATCCTGTTTCATTTCTCGGAGGCGCATGCTTAACGCTTTACCATAACTGAAACAGGTTTTAGGCCCGTTTGCGCTCGTGCAATCCACGTTCTCGAAGTACTGGACTGCCGCATTAACTACACGGGGGTCTAACTTACTGTTATTCATCGGTCTCTTCGGCATTCTCGTCCGTCCCTTCCTCGTCTTCATCCTCGTCTTCCTCGTCTTCTGGGGCGAGGAGTTGGGGGGTTCGTTCTTGGGCCTTCTGGAATTCCTCTTCCTCAATCTCTTCCAACTCGTCCGGGTCGTATCCCAATTCGAGTTGCGCGGTCCGCTTGGGAATGATACCTGCGTTGTACTCCCCTACGATCCGGGTAGACTTGGCGTTGAGATCCTCTTGGAACTCATTCATTAGGTCATACCGGAATCGGAACTGTAGTCCCGTGACCCGTTCAGACCGTAATAGTCCACGGGTAAGCATCTGCCCATAGGTGTTCCACTTGGGTTTCAGGGTCTCCCGGTAGAACGACTTGCGCGCCTCGGCGTAATTGGCGTAGGTAGCCTTCGAGATACCGAAACGAGTACCGACAATAATTTGCGGGACTCCGTAGGACATACAGATACGGGACTCTGTCGAACTTGAGTAGTTAGGCCAGTCCATGTCCTTAAGTGGGTTCTGCATGTTGACCTCGGCGTCCCCCTCAATAAGAAGAGGGTTGCCACGCCGCCCACGTCCGATAGCGTTGTCAATGTCCTGCTTTACCTGCTCTCGGTTTCGGGCATTAATACCAGACTTGCCGATAATAACCAACCCGGCGACCTTGAGATTAAGCAACATTTCGGCAATGTAGTTTTCACGCTCCACGTCTAAGGCGATATCTCGACCTGCCGCATGGGTAGGCGCACACCCTCCCCAGACTTTGTCCGGGGCCATGTACTGTCCGACCACTAGGTCGTTGAACGGTACCGGGGAAGCCTCCCCCTTTATTCGATAACTTTCTACTAGGTCCATCCCCTTGCTTTGATACTTAGGGGTGACCCACGACGTAGGGTATGGGAGGAGTCCGCGCACTCCACTGGAGGCACGTAGTTTCCGGATATACGAGATGCCAGACAACTCCATCCGCATGCACCAAGCGTGTAAGAGTTCGTTCTGACTCATAAACGGGTTAGGCTCCGCCAGTAGGTCCAGGGCGGGGTGTGCGTCGAGTGGGTTCCATTCCTTGTTTTTATCGTAAGACCCAATCTCCAGAGGACATTCCGAGATGGAGGTGGCGATCTCATCCACGCACGCCTTCACTACCGGGTTGTTATACGCTTCCTCTGTATCCTCTACAGACAGGACTTTGAAAATGTCATCGGAGTCTACCCACTGGTTCGGCCAGTGCCCGGAAAGGAGGCTCCACCCACGGGGGTCCCTGCCGACAATGTCTTCGACAGACTTTGCCTGCGGAGTACTACCACCGATCTGTATACCGAAAAAATTCATGCAACACGTCCTATCGTCATCGGTCCTTCGATCTCCATTAGCCGGGTAGTAGCCCACACCTTGGCGTCCATACGGTCCGGGGAGTCCTGTTCCTCCTCTTTCAGCTGAGGATTCCAGTCTATTTGCTGCGCCTCCAGAAGGGAGAACATACCCCAATGGCGGTCCCGCTTTTGCTGCGCCAATTGCGCTACGGGCTCGGCGCGCTTGGTCTTACCACGGGTCGCGAACACAATCTCCACGGGTACATCTGGGTCCTCGTTATGTATAATCGCCCGCACCATGTCTCCACCGTTATTCCCTTCCCCTACGACCTCATCTGCCTTCCACTTGTTAAACACTTCAACCACTTTAGCGCCCCACTCTTCCGGGGTCGCCGCGGTCATAGTGGCGTCCTCTAACGTGTAGTAGACCGGAGGGTCCGAGTAGTCCCGGGCGCATACCACTATGCCAGTCTCGTCGCTGGTCTCCTTCGCAGTTACGGCCGGATCCACTCCTACGACGATACGCTCGAATTCTGGGAGGCGGTGTTCTGGTACATTGATCCGGTTTGCGTCGATCCAGTCCATCTCCCACAGGGCGTTCGGGTTGTCGTCGAGGATCTCCGCATTAATCTCCTGCCTTCCGAGGCGGGTGTTTTCAAACTTGGTAATGACACGTTTGTAGAATATCGGGGATAAGTTCTTTACGTTGTCATACGTGGTCCCTGTGGTAACGACCAGACCTTCATAGGTCAGTACCTCCTTGACAAGCTTAGTAGCCCGTGGAGTGGACGTTATAATGACACGGGGAGCCGGTCCGACCCGTACACAGAACTGAAGAAGTTCCCACGCATGGGGGAACCGCCAAGCGGCCAACTCGTCCGCCCATGCCGCCTCGAAGTTAGGGCCTCGGAACTTTTCAGGCTTCTCCGCAGAGTAGCACTTGGCTTTCATACCGGGACGGACAGCGATTACGTCCCCGTCCTCGTTGTATACCTTGCGGTCCGGCCATTGGAGGATGTGGCTGCTCTTGTTATACATGGGCATGTTATTTGGTGGACAGACGTTGTAAATACCGGAGGGACCTTCCAGCATAACCGTTTCCACGTCGTCGTATGTGGGGGCTATGAGGGCGATGTACTTGTACACACCCTTTTCAGCCCACTCCCGGACCTTCTCCGCACCGGCGCGTGTTTTACCCGAACCACGGCCAGCGCAATAGAACCAGTAGGTCCAATCCACGTCGTCCGAAACGTGTTGCTCCGGACGCCGGTGCATAGACCAGCGGTACTTGATCTCCTGCAGAAGAGCTGCGCGCTCTTCGCGGGTATGTGGAAAATCAAGCATTCGGGTCACTGGTCTACGCCTCCCTCTAATTCCAAGGTCTTACCATAATTGCGGCCACGTACACGACATCCTCGTGGGTAGACCGGAGTAGCCTTTACAGGAATGACTCCGTTCGCGTGGTCTCGTATGTCCCGGTCTAACTTGTCCAGCACCATCTGCTGTACTACCTGCATGGCGTCAATAACATCGTCGGAGTATTTCGGGCACTCCGGTGTCACCGAGATACGGGTATTTCGAAACTCCCAATTCTGGAGGGAGGGGTTGACCCGCTCCACGTTCCCGGAACACGTGTATTGCTGGTCCGGGTTGCGTCGAAACTGGAACTCGTTATGCGCTTTGACATGCGCAACGAAATCCTCAATAGCCCCTTCCCCTTCTGTGGGGTCCGGAGCCTCTCCGGAAAAGTGGAGATCCGGACTACGGAGGTGAGGTTCCCCGCGAAGGGGCAGTGGGTCTGTGTTGTATTTGATAAAGTACTCATTCATGCCAGCCACCGTATCACCACGATAGCGATCCCAGCGGCCGCACAGGCGAAGGCAGTCTGCAGGAGTACGGCGATCTGTTCCTGCCGCTTCTCATACTCGGCGTCCATACGGTCTCGTTCCGCCTGCCGGCTGTTGAAATATTCGTCCAACTCTTGAGTCCATTCTTTTCGGCTGTGGTTCATTTCTTTGTCCTCCTCGTTGCTGGTTTCTTTTTGGCTGTGGCACGCTTCCGCGGTTTTGATTTCTTCTTTGGGTCCTCTTTCGGGAGGTCCGTTAGGTCTGTGACTAGGTTCTGCGCGACCTTAAGCAACTCTTCGTCACTTAGTTCCGCGTATGGGTTGTCTGTGGAGGTGACGTCTACCTCCGCCTTTATGTTCTGGGCAGGGAGTCCGCATAAGTACCCGGACAGCCATTTGCGTGCAGCGGCGTTTCCCTTCTGCGCGTCTTTAAGCGCCTGTCGGATAACCTTCTTCCACTCGTCTATTGTGACAGCATCGTGGAAAGCCTTCTGGTAGGCACGTTCGCGGGACACGGGCGGGCGTCCTTTGCTGCACCCGTGTCCCTTGGCGAATGTTCCATCTGGGTTGTGATCGGCCATGCTACCTCCCTAGCAGGATTACAGAACGCCAGCGGCGGCTTGCTTGATAACCTCGAAACCGAAAATAAACGTACCGTCGAATGCGGCGGAAGCGTGTCGGTTTTCGAGGATGATATCGAAGGACCCCGCTCCGGGGACACCATAGAAGACTTCGGTACCTTCATCGCTGGTACCGCCTTGCCTCCATACCCGGAGGAGATCCGTAGCAGCGCACTGCGCGCATGTAATGTCCAGGGACACGGCTGCGCCGGCGGCTGTGGTCAGGGCCTCGGTAGTAATGAGACCCGCCCGGGCATTAATGGTCCCGGCGTTGGATACGAGGGTAACCGCTTGCGTATCGAATTCGAGGATCGCGTCTTCCTCGAACCGGACCTTTCCGGAGGACTCCACCTCCAACAGGTTGGCTCCGAGATCGTCGTTCTTTTCACTGTAGGGCATAATGTATTTTCTCCTATCTGTAGTATATCTAAGTTCAACTATATGGGAAACCGCAGCAGGTCACATACCTTGCTCTGCGGCGTAAAGTTCGGAGAGCTGCGCGTGCAGTAGTCCAATCGCCTCCCGGTGTCCATAAGAACGTCCCCCATGCTGCGCGCTCTTATACTCCCAAGACCTTACTACAGCGTCCTTAAGGGTAGAGCACAGAACACCGGCCGAAACTGTCTCCACTACCAACCGCACCATAGCGGCGGGGGATTTCTGGGCGGCGGTGGCCATAAGGGGATCGCACCCGGGGCAGGACCCACATTTCGCGGACACCAGAAGCACCGTCCCGTCTTTGGCTCGGTACGCTGCGGTCTGGTGTCCTATGTAGGTGTCCTCAGACGCTTCGGCAATATTGGTGAACTCGGCGTCCATAAACTGTGCGAGGAGGGTGTCCCACGCTGGGATCATACCCTCCGCCGAAAGGTCCTCCAGTATGTCCGGGTGTGCGGTATAAGTAGAGGACACGTATTCAAGCATCTCTTGTGAGGCGACCTGTAATAGGTCTATAAACTTGGCAGTGTTCATGTGGTACCTACAGGTTGAAAATGCCAAGCGTCTGGAGTACCCCGCTGAAAAACCAAACGAGCCACACTTCCAAGCTCGCTAGTACAGCAGTGACACTGTCAATAACCTCGGTAAATAGTTCACTAAGCATGTTGACTTACTCCTTCAATAGTTAGGCGAGCCGGGTGTCGACGTCCAATCCAGTGGGGCAGTCAATCCCACAAAACACCCGACCCGCCGTCGCGGTCGCCGCCTCTTTACGAGGAAACGTCTTATAAACTCTGAAACTTTCGTTCGCACCTCCTTTGGAGTCATCGTCGCTGCCTTGACGACTCTTACCATTTAGATGCCTATCAACCTATACTATAGCCATATCAAACCCCACTTTGTAAAGCCTAAAAAAAGGCGCCCCGTAAGTAACGGGACGCCAACGACTTAGGCTACCTGCGCCTAATAGCCTTCTTTCTTTTCACAGGGACTTTTTTTCGTAGTTTTTCAAAAAGTCCGGTTTCCCACTTGGACCACGGGAGCCACTTTCCACGGGTGTCCAAACTGGTAATAACTCCGACTGCCGTCTGCTCTGTATCGAAGTTCTGCCCACGTATCACCATTCCCCCTTCCCCTACCTCCACGTATAGCGGGGCTATGTCTCCTTTCCCGGGACACGCCGTATCCATGGCACGCAGCAGGGTAACCAAGTCCGTCCGATTCACTGCCACCTTTAGCGTGCAACCCTTGTGCACACCGTGTACCACATTACGCCACTGAATGAACGGGTCTTGCCGTGGGAACCCTCCGGTAGTCGTCGGGTCTCCTTTCTCGTCTACCGTGGTAAACCCTACCCGGTGAATGTCCCGGAGGCGAGTCATGCACAGGTGCATTAAGTGGAGCTTCTTCACCTTGGACATATTCTTCTGGATCTTACGTACCAGATCCACAGGTATCATAAAACCACGTGCGGGCGGCTCCAACGGCTCGCACACCTCCTCCGGGAACTGACTCCGTTCTTCATTGGTAGGAGACACCGCCAGCAAGATCTTCCCATTACACCCTACAGTAGCGCCGTCCTGCTCGAACTGTACTCCGTAGAGGTTCCGTTCATACGAGTCTTTCGAAGCGACATCCGCGCACGCTAGATTAGCAATCGAAAATATTTTCAACTGTTTTTCTCCTTCTTGGTTTTTGCCTTCTGTACCTTCTTGAGGCACTTAGGGCACACTGTCTTTAAGAATCCGGGACTCATGCTTTCCTTAGGAGCCGGAGTACGTACCAGCTCCCATCCCTTAGGGATGCGCTTCCCAAACTTCCACAGGTCATCCATAGGGTGTGCATCCGTAACCGTAGTCTCATGGCACGCTTCGCAACCCTCCACGTCGCAGGTAAACCGGGCGACAACATTGAACTTTATCATACTTTCCCCTTCCCAATATTAAGAAGGTTGAAAGCACTTACATACGCTGTCTCCCCGTGGTCCTGTAACCACTCCTCCAACTTAGCCACAGAGAACCCCTTCCCTCCTCGCAACTCTTCGTCTTCTGGGAGAGGGGTATAGTCTACGAGTCCCTGTCCCTTGGCATAGGCCATACGACAGCGCATGGACTGTATCACTATCCGGGTCATAGCCACTTCCCGCGCCTCCAACCCTCGAAGCGAATTGCACTCCCCATTTTCGAGGAATAGTGCCTGTCTCCGCAACCTGTCCAGGTCCTCTAGTAGTTCGATCTTCCCGTAGTCTTTCACTTTGACTTTGTCTAGCAGCAAATCCATTATTTGTCCTTTCTGTTACGGCGTCTCCTACGTAACGCCTTTGTAATACTGTCCAGTATCTCCGGGAGCATCGCCACGGTGACAACTAGAGACACGATTATCAGACCTCCCGCAGCCGACAGACACACTAGCCCGATCCTGAGAAAAATATCATTTGTCTCCACTAAACGCCCTTTCCACTGTGTCTACAAAATGCGCTTGCATAATACTCCAACCGCAATCATTTTTGTGTTTCCGGGATATGGTATTAAGTGGGAGGGGTGAAAACGACATAGAAACGCTGTCTGTATCTCGGAGTAGTACAGTGAACCCTTCCCCCTCTCCGGGACCCTCGCACCACAGGTACAAGAACGTATTCAAGCAGTGTTTACAGGTAACATGCAGCCGGAGACGTACATTGTGGTGCTCCGATACTCCACCATACATCGTCTGGAACCGTACCTGTAGTCCATAAGAGGATATGTCAAATACTCGCTGAACAAAATACTCGGGAGAGAACACCCGGTAGAACTCTTGTCTGAGTCCCGGGTAGGCTTCCTCCCACAAAACCATTTTGAAAATGGAGTGGGAGCCCCGCTCTTCCCATAACGGGGTATCGTCGTCGAAATCCTCCGGACCACTTATACCAGACCATAGGTTCATCCGAACAACCTTCCAAAGCGAGACACCTGCATGCAGTGCTCGGTAATAGACTGTGCCGCAATGAACGTCGCATACCCTACAGTAGCCTCCCCGATTACCCGGTGCCACTTGGTACGTTCCAATGTAATATTGATCCGGTGTTGGAGTAGCCATGCTTCCATATACGGTTCAGAACGACACCTCCCACCTATACGCAGCTCCCCTGTGGTCATGTCATACCTGAGACCGAACACACACTCCGGACTGTCCTCTGGCATTACGGTGAATTTTAAGTATTGCTTTCTGTATCCCATATCTAAACCTCTAGCTTTCGGCTGCAACCACATTTGAATTTCAAAAGGAACGACATTTCGTACCCTAGGACATAGGGAGTCCCCCGTAGGGGGACCCCTATGTCCGGGTACTAAATGCCGTAGCCCTTGTGATATTAATATACTCGCACCCCTATTCATTCCGCTCACTGTCAATCCAGGTCTGCCCGAGTCCCAACTTATTCACACTCGGCGTATTCTGGTTATCAAGGCGCTGTACACCTCCGACTTCGTCCCAACTGGGTAATTTCTCCCTGCTAGTGTCCGCCGGTGTGTCTTCTGGGAGAGGGGCGAGATCCGCGCCTATCTCCTCGTCCGTTCCTTCTTCTCGCATAGCCACCTCCACCATACCGGGGAGCCAATCTGTCGTGGTTCCAGATTGCGGGGCTCTGTGGACCTCTGTACGGGGTTTCTCTAGTACTACCCCTTCGGATGTACATCTCGGCCAAAGAACTCGCCAGTACGCCCCATTTGCGGCCGTATTTTCGCGGTTCAAAAGTCTCCACTCCCGTTCTAGGCAGTCCCAGAGCACCTCATAAGTATTCAGACCACGGTTTACCCGATTGAGTATGGACACCATTTGCGGTCCTTTGCGGAATATCTCCAGATCTGGGATAGGCTCCAATGAGGTGCGCCGGTCTGTATGCGCCTGTATTGGATACTGTGGGGAGAATATCACTACGTCTCCGTTAGACCCACCGAACACGGGAGAACCATCCACCTCCCCCAGAAGTACGGAGTGTTCCAGATTCAAGTGAATAACCCGACAATACCCTACCCGGTCCGGGTGTTGTACATGGGTCACTTCTGAGAAAACTTCGGCGCGCTTTGTCGATTTTGAATTTCGTGTTTCCATTTTGCACACAACTCCTTTTCTAGTTTGAGTCCGGAAATCACATTCATAGGGATCGCTGCCCGGGCCTCGGCTCCACGTATACGCCCGAAACCTTTAGCGGCTCCGGACAGGTCACAGTCCCACCGACCCCAACGAGGTCCCCCGGTAATCCAAGAGGTAGAGTCTGCGGATTGGAATGGGTATTTCTGGAGGAGGGGTTCCGAGGCGTACCCGAATGAATGGAACTTGTGTGGGTATGCGTAGTTGAATACGGAATCCCGCCAGTGGGTACGTGCGGCGCGGGTAGGGGCGTTCATACTCCCTAGTCCAACCTTCTCCCACTGCTGGCAATACTTGCGCAGGTACTTAAGAGGTTCCCCATAGTGGAACACCGGTACTACATTCACACCTTGGCGTTCCATTTCCATGGCGTTCTCGTAGGAGGCTTTCGCGTCCCCAATGACGTCCAAGGCTACTACCTCGGTGAAATATTTCGCAAATGGTCCCTCCAACACATACGCGATATATGCGTCGAGGGAAACGGTCCCCTCCACATTCCAGACGGTGTACGCTCCAGAGTCCAACATAATCCCCGGTGCGTCCTTTAACGAGAACCGGGAGAACAGTTCGTCGAAGTGGTTATGGTACGCAAAGGAAATGAGGACGTGCATGGGGTTCCGTACGTGGTCCCAGTCGAACAGACTGCTTTCACTCGGCGTGAGTCCCGCCATGTACAAGGTGAACTCCTCCGTCGCACTTACAGATTTCTTAATTCGTTTTGCCATTGTAGACCTATCTCCTTTTCGATGCGTAGTGCGTGGGCGATCTCAAGTTTAGCGGCGTCGTAGGCTCCGCCCTTTCGAGCCTTAAAGTTTTCTCGCATACCGCCAAGGGATTTCCATTGTCCCCAACGCATACCACCTGTCAGGTAGGCGCTGGAGTCTGCTGAGTAGAACGGGTATTGTCGGAGCAGGTCTTCTGAGGCCCATCCAAACGAATGGAACTTGTGCGGCCAGCACTCCTGAAAGCACTTGGAGATAAACCACTTCTTTTCCTTAAACGTCCTGCCGGAGGTAGCGGCGAGACCTACGACCTCGAATTCGTCGCAGTATTTATGTAGGAGACTCCAGTCTTCCCCGCAGTGGAATACCGGTAGAGGGTCTATCCCCTGTCTCTGCATCTCTTTGGAATTCTCATAGGAGGCTTTCGGGTCTCCAATGACATCCAGGGCGGTAACGACGTCCCACCGGCGATCCCTGTGCGGACCCTCCTGTATCCAAGAGATGTATTTATCAAGGGAGATTTCCTTCCCTTGCGTGTACGCCGTGAACGCTCCAGAGTCGAGGAATAATTTCCTCCCGGCGAACTTAAATTCTACCAGTAGTTTGTCAATCCAATTCGGGTATGCGTAGGAAACTAGCACACTCGCTGGAAGTCTATCCCACTCGAACCCTCTGTAGACTGGGACCGACTCCCCAGCGAGGTACAGAGTGAATTCGTACTCATACTCCTTTACGGCGGGAGACTTTCTTTTTCTTTTTTGGTTCTTTGGTGCCATAGAGCCCAATCCTTTGCATAGTTTGGTAGATCTCGGGACTCATGCGCCAATTCGATCCTTCTCGAATTACCATACCCAAGAGTTCCATATCCTCTAAAACGAACTGAATTGTTTTGCGGGGGAAGTCTGTCTCCTGTACTAGTTTGGTGATAGAAAACGCCGACGCTTGGTTCGGGCGACGACTTTTAGAATACATAGTTTCTACTATACACTCCACACGATCCGGGACGGTACCCATGGCGACCCGCGCAATAGCCTTGAACGTGCTTTGGCGTACTGTGGTGTGATCCTTGAAAATGGATATACCATAGGCGAGCTTCGCAAGCTGTTTTGCTAGACGTGTCGGGTGCTCTGTCATTGGCGAGTAGTGGACTACCCCGGTGAATTGGTCCCGCGGAACAACTCCCCGCAGGTGGCTTACCCAAGTCGCAAGGTCAACTATTCGAAGCTCCATTTCTGGGGAGAGGTGAGGTATCCCAGCCTCTGAAGTGTCTACGTCTATACAAGCGGCAGCAGCCTCCCGGAGTTCGGTATTCATTATATCGTCTTTACCCAAAGACCGGATCGCTCGTAAGATAATGTCGTGCTCTCGGGCGTCGCGGGAACTCGTGCGGGTGAGCCTACACCGGAGGAACCTTTCACCTAACATGGTTCCTTGGGCTCCCTCTCGTTCAATGGCGGGAGTCACCCCGGCGATTATACCGAACTTGGACTCGTACTTACGATGGACCCCGTTGCCAAGGTGCTTTTCACAATACCCGTCGTAGCAGTCCCGGAGGATACCGAAGATCTCCTCCTTTTCCACACTGTCTTTCGATAGTATGGTAGTGAAATCTTTTATCACTAGAACCCGGTCATTGAGTTTAGGGATCAGCGATGGGTCTTTGCCATTAGAGTTGAACCCGGAAATGAGACTCGCCCGGGTAAGGCTGGACGCCTCTATAATCCCTTTCGCTCCGCCAAGGGTACGGATAAGTGCGGTCTTGGACCCTCCCGGAGGCGCTACAATCATAAGCCATAACGGGTCCCCGGGAATACGGTTCGCGAATATGGTCCCGAATAGAATGTCAATTACCTCAGTATCTGGTATGACAAGCCATTTCCGAAACGCTTCATATACGGCCTCGTACGCCATACCTTCACCGGAGTATTGCACCGGTCCATATAATTTAGCATTCTCTAGTACCTCCTCCGCTTCGGCATCCCCTTCAATTTCTCCGGTAGGGGCGTGCTGTAGTCTGTCGTGGAGGGTGTAGTATAAACGAGGCTCCCGATCTCCCTGCAAATAGTAGTCCCGAAAATCAAAGTCGTCCGGGGTACCTTCTGGCCAGTGAAAGAACCGGAGGTCCTTGGCGACACCTGTCAGGCGTTTGAATACTCGTACTGTTCCCTTCTCTCCCGGACTGTCGTTATCGTAAATAACGTTGACGACCTTACCTTCGCATAACGCTGTACAGTCTGTGGGAAATGTGTTAGCCCCGGGCATGGCGTATACGTCGTGCTCTACACCACACTTTCGGAGGAGTTCCCACAGCGCCATAGCGTCCCATTCCCCTTCGCATATCCACACTGTGTCCGAGTCGTGCACTTTCTGGGGGCGGAGCATATTCAGTTTACACCCGGCAGTCGTCATCCCCCTACCGCCTACCCGGTACCGCTTAAGGTTGACAAGCCTCCCCCGGACGTTACCATGCATAGGGATTGTGAAGAACTCTCCACTCCAACCGACGCCCCAAGCGCGGAACGTTTCTTTTTCTAAACCACGAGAACGGGTCAATTTCGCCAACGCCTTGTTCGTGGCATGGTTTACGAATACCGTGGAGATCTGGTCTAGGAACCCTTCGAGGTTCCCATCTCTCCCGCAGGACTTACAATCCCACAACATGTTTTCTCTGTTGATATACATTTTCTCAGACCCGCCGCAGAAGGCGCAGTCTCCTATTACTTGCGTTCCGGAGTCTGTGCGTACTTTGAACCCAAGCTGCTCGAACGGTTTTTCCGGAGGGTGTTTCGTTTTACGAGGCAATGGGCACCTCCCGTTTCTTAGACCAATCTCGTTTCACTACACTCGCCTCGACTTCCAGGGGCACGTTAAACTGTGGGAAGTCTACCATCAGAGAACGTGTATCTCTTAAAACGTCCGAGAGCCACCGCATCTGGGAGCGGGGAAATTCGAACACAACTTCGTCATGGATGGGGAGTAGTAGCCGTATCTCTCCGGCGCAGCAATTTTCAAAGTAATCGTGTAAGCGTACCTGCGCCCGCTTGAGGATACCAGCGGCGGTCCCCTGAATTTTATAGTTAGTCCCTACATACGCCTTCGGACGTGGGACTCGCAACTCCCTCCCGAACGTAGTCACTACTTTACCGGTCTGTCGTACCTCCTCTTGTATAGTGCGTCCTAAAGAACTCAGGCGCGGAAACCGCGCTCCGTAGTCCATGAACCTCTGTATCCCGACGGACACTGGCAGTCCCAGAGTCTTTGTCATTTTAATCGCCGAGGCTCCATAGGGTATGGCGAAGTTTGCATTCTTAGCGGCTCCACGTAAAATCTTGCGGTCCTTGGGAGAGGCTAAGATGAATTTGTCTCGGTAGAATACCTCTGCGGCAGGCTGGTGCACGTCCCCACCGTCCCGCATTATTTGAACAAGCTCCTCCTCCCCGGAGTAGTGGACAAGCAACCGCATTTCAATTCCGGAGTAGTCCACATGCACGTTTATGTACCCGGGACGAGGACGGAACACCTCCCGCACTGGTACCGGGTATGGGACAAGTAGCGACCCGGATTTCTGTACGTTCTGTAGATTGGGACGAGAGCACGCCTGCCTACTTGTAATTGCTTTACATGTGTGAATTTCTGGGTGAAGGATGTCGTCTGTATCGGCAAGTTCCGAATACTTCCTAAGCGTAGACGCGCCTTTATCCCACGCCCGGAACTGAAGGAGGGTTTCTAGCAGTGGGTGCGGGGCCTCCTCCCGGAGAGCAAAAAGAACGTGCTTGTCTGTCTTCGGTTTGTGCGCTTTCTTGGTCTTGGCAAGTATTGGCAGTTCTAGATATTCGTACAGGAGCCACTGTACATGCTCGGACGAGTTTAGGTTCAACCATCTCCCGGTGGCGTCGTGTACGCTTTGTGTACAATCCTCCGCCATACGTTCCAGTCGTGCCGACATCTCATCGCACCTGTCTCGGCGGAGCATAAGTCCCCGCCCTTCCATACGTGTCGTCACGCGGATCAGGTCTAGTTCGGTGTTGTAGATTTCCAAGCGAGTGGGGTCCGCCTCGATCATTGGGAAGAAGAACCCGTGCAGTAAGGCAGTACGTTCAGCGTCTAACGCTTGGTATTCATCCATTAAGAATTCGGGGACGGTGCTGTAGTCCCCGATCACGTCGTCCACGAAACGCTTCACCTGTTTCTCGTCGTTCTTCGGAATGTCCGCCAACTCATACGCCCGGTCCTTTAGACGGTGGCTCACAGCGTCATTCTCTAGAATGTGGGACTGGATGTACGTGTCGTGAAATGGGTGCGCGTCCGCTAAATTCCTCCCGGTCAACTTCTCGGTGAAGTGTAGGTCGAATTTACTATTGTGCATGATAAGTGGTTCTTGAGAATCCAGGACGGAGGCCAAGTGCGCCGTGTTCGCTTTAGCGCGTCCTTTGTCCAACCTCCGGACCTCAATCGCCCCAGACTCGTCGCAGGTACTGTACGCAAACATATCTGCGCCACAGTAGGAGTTCAGTCCGGTCGTCTCGGTATCGTAAGCAATCGCCATCGGTAGTATCCCCTTAAACGGCGGACCCTGCTACCAGAGTCCGCCGTACCGTTCGTGTCAAAGGAATAGTCAGCTAGGAGACGGGATTACTTGCGTTTACGGCTGGATGCCTTCGCCTTGGCCTTGGCAGGAGCCTTCTTGGCAGGAGCCTTCTTGGCAGGAGCCTTCTTTTTGGGCTTGGGCTTGGGCTTGGGCTTGGCCAATACGCCGTACCGCTGGAGCACTTCGATTTCCGTCTCGTCGAGTTCGTCCGGGGAGATATCATACCCCTTAAGCTCGGAGGCCATCTCCTCCTCGGTCATGTCCTCTGCGACGCCCTCAATCGAGAAAGCGTCAGCAATGGCAAGAAGGACCTCGGCGTCTTCGGACAATTCCTCGTCCTCTTCGTCCACGCCATCGTCATCTCCGTCCTCCTCCTCCTCGCCATCGTCTGGTTCCTCTTCGTCTTCTTCCTCGTCTTCTCCATCCTCCTCGTCTCCATCCTCGTCCTCGTCCCCGTCTTCCTCGTCCGTTTCATAGACCTCTTCTCCCTCTTCCTCGTCCTCGTCGTCGAGGTCGATTTCAACGTCCTCCTCGTCGACAGTCTCTTCGACTCGGATGTTAATGAAATCCCCGTTGTGCTCCACCGTGGCACGGTACGGGGTACCATCCTCGACAATGTCCCCGTACAGGTCGTCGAACTCATCGATGTCCGCAGGGGGTTCGTGTCCCATGAGTTCGATGAACTTGGCGGTAAAATAGGGACCGCCGTCGTTTTCGAAACCGATCCGGTCCGTGATCTCACTGCCGGCATGTTCTCCGGAAAGTACCACATGCTTCCGTACCGTCTGGAGCTTCTTGCTGGACTTGGCCTCCTCGAACTTAAGGCTGGAGAGCCGCATGAAATACGTTCCAGGCGGAAGTCCGGGGAGCTTGTCTTTCCCGGTATTCCACATGCTCTGCATCTGCTTCTTACGGTTTCCGAAACGGGACTTGCTTGTCTTGGTCTGTTTACGTGCAGCCATGATTAGACTTTCCTTGCTCGTTTTGCCGCCCGAGTACGGGCAGACGTTTTAGTGGTGACAGGTTTCTTTTTCTTCCGGTCTGTTGCTTTGGCCGACTTAAGCATCTCACCTGCGGTCTGACTAGTCTTTCGGCTAGGCATTAACAGTTTGGACTCGATACCAAGATCAGCGCCGCGCATACTCTTCTCTAGGTCGCTATACCCTCCTTCCTTGGGTAATTCCATAAACCGGGGGAGACCAACACTATTCTTAGCGTCGATAATTTCGTCTCCCTCCGTTATCATTACACGGACGTCCTTTCCGCGAAGAGTACGCATCCAGTCCATGTAAATTGTGACGTCTGTTATAGACTTGGCGATGTCGTACGCCTGTCCAGAACACGAGGGCTCGATCCGGGTATGCTCCTCCCCAGAAGGAGCCACAATAGTGGACTCCCTACAATGCGAGGTCAGGACAAGTCCTAGACCCATACGAGGCACCCGCAGCAAAGTCTCCCGAAACTCGGACCGTATGGCTCCCCACACTTTTCCGAAGTCATTGTGCGGAGGGTATTTGCATCCGTGTAATGCACACACATGGGTCAAACACATCTGGTACAATGCGTCGATCGTGTCTACTCCCACAGCGCGGAATTCGTGGTCCGTCTTTTCGAGGAGGTCCAATCCCCGTAAGAAAATCTTCCAGGAAGTCACCCCGCCGTTTTCCCAGTTGAAATCGTATAGGGAAAGTCCACGACTAACACGTTCGCACGACATAAGGATTAATTCGGGGTATGAGGCGAGAAAGGTAGTTTTCCCTACTCCAGCGCGCCCGTACACCATTGTAATATAATTCAACAATTCGGTGTCCGCTTCTCGCTTCGCCTTGGGAAGCGCCAATTGCGAAACCGATTGCCGAGCTCTGGGAGTGGTGTTTTTCTTGGCCCGGCGTGGGGCCCGTCCAGTTGTTTTCTTTACTGCCATTAGTCCTCCGATAATTCTGGGTGTACCCTGTTCCGTGTGACATACCCTCGCGGCTTTCCGCTGGCGCAAGCGTCGAGGTATGTACACTGCCCCATAGTAAGGCATACCGAAGAGTTCGGTATAGCCGGAGAGCACCCGTTTCTTACCCATGGTACGAACTCAGTGAGAAGGGCGGCGAGGTGTTTCCGAAACACCCGTGTCTGTCTTAGGGAGTATGCGCATTCGTACCGGTGCGTGTAATAAGTCGGTTTCTTTTCAATCTCCTTTCTCATCCTGTCCCGGTACTCCTCCGGGGTTTCGTTGACTTTCTGCTTACTACCCGGCTTCCGAATGAGGTTGTAATATGTACCCCAACACCGGGCCGCTACCTCGTCTTCGGTGGCTGTAAGATAAAACAGGTTCTGAAAGTCAAACTCTAGCTGGCGCATTTTAGCAGAACCCTTGTCCTGCGAAATGGTTTTCGTTTCAAACGTGTACAACCGCTTTCCCTCGGGACCACGTCTGCGCCACTGGAATAGACCGTCTCTCTTACCCCGGAGCAGCACCCATTCTCCGGGGGCGTATTCAAATGGCTGCGTAAACTCTACCTCCAATCCTTTCCACTTGATTTTGCGGTCGGTGGGCTTCCACGTCCACTTGTACACGTCGAACAGGATTTCCCCCACCGCTATCAAATTGGCTTGGTCTTGAGACGCTTTCTTCGGGTTGAATTTATCTGCATCCTTCCGTGAGAGGGAACGCCTATACTCAATCCAGTCCGACACCTCCGGGGAGTTCCCTTGATAATGGTGCTCTAGCAGCCAGTGTATCATGTCCCCAAACCAGAAATAGTCCGGCTCTGGTCTTCCAGTACTCAGACCAGAGAGAGAGTGCGCGCACTTCTGCCGACATGTCAGGTATGTGGTTAGAATGCTCTGGGTTACCCCGTGTTGGTCTATATCGTAGAAAGACATACTCTAACCCTCCTCGAACCGTCTAAGGTCCTGTGGGCGTTGTACAGACGGAGCGAATTTCTTGCCGATGTCCATAAGCATCCATCGAATGGACACAATCAATGTCCGGAACTCTGGGGATTCGACTCCACCCCGGTCCATCACATAGTCCAGGTCTAGGACTTTGCTTGCCGTCGGAAATTGTTTCTTCAGTACCGAGTTCGCTGCGGATCCTACTAACGCCACCCGCTTTGGCTTGATATCCTGTACTACATTGACCACGTTCTTACGACATTCCCAATGGCAAGATTCTGGGAGGGAGGTCATGTCTAGTCCCGGGACCCCGCATTGAATGGCGTAGGTGATTTCGTACCGCGCCTGTATCGCGCAGATCTCTTCCGCACGTTTCCAGGCTAGGGCTAGCATTTGAAACCGTGGACCGACTCCACTTCGCCGGAGGGCGATATCTGGTGCTGTAGGGCACGGGAGTATGAATAAGACCCAAGGGTCTCGGTTACCACGTTTCGCCGTACCCGGGAACTGCGTAGGCTGGTGCTCTGACGAAACCAGTGAACACCGGTCACAATAGTCCGGACCCGAAAAGGTTCTCACAGTGCGTTCTGCCATGCCATCCCCATTCCTACAGCGTCCGCCGCATGGTTATCAAACACGGTTCCCAACTGTGCGGACAGCCGGCGAATCACTACGTCCTTCCCTAGCTGTCCCTTCCATTCCTGCGGGGTAGTAAGGTGGACCGTGGAGTCGGAACGCTGCTCGCTAATGCGCCCTGCCATGACCCCGACCAGTATGGATAGTTTGATAAGGTCTCCATTGTTATTGGACACAGCGCCACGGGAGTGCATGCCCCATACGTTCGGGGTCTCCAGCAGTATCAGTGGATAGGGCGCTTTGGACTCGGTATTTACAGAGTGAAACTCCGCCAGCAACCGATCCACCATAAGATCTGCCCGTTCCCAGATTGGGCGATAGTGGGCTCCCATGTGTTGACCTCCCCGATACGTAGCCTTGTCGAACTCCGCACACGTCGCCGGGATTGTTCCCCAGTTTGCAGGGGGTACGAACTCCGCTGGTTTCGGACCTATGCTAGCGGACGGAAAGTACGCCCACCCGGTACCCTGTAGTCCGGGATCGATACAAAATAATGGACCGGTAGGTGCTCCGCGATTACCCATTGTGATATCTCCTCTGTAGGTTGCGACCGATAATTGAACTAAGCATACGGTCACTACGCGCGTGCTTCGACTGTAACGCTGCGTGGATGTCCTCCTCCACCGTGTTGCGGGTTATGAGTTCGAGGTACAGGAGTGGACCTTCTTTGGTGAGGTGGAGAATCCTATCTTCTGTCTGTTGTTTCGTTAGGAGTCCGCAAGGTTCTGAAAAATACACGGCGACGCTGGCGGAGCTTAGATCCATCCCGGTCATGGCCGCTTGCTCCTGTACGCATAACACCCTTGGACCGCGCTTACTTTGGAATTTCTTCCGTAGGTCTTCCCGCTCTTGTGCGGTCTTACCACCGAGCATTAGTTCGGCGGGTACCTTATTTTCATTGAACCATTTCCAAGCGTGTATCGCCGCCCACCGGAACGAGAACCATACAACGACTTTATCGTCGACTAGCTCGGTCTTCAACAACTCTCCCAGACCATTCAATTTTCCGTTCCACAACTGGTTCCCATCCGGGTCCAGACCGGAGGCGATCTGTCTGAGACGCATGTACTGCTCTAGTTTCCAGACTAGCCGCTCCTCCTCCCTATTCTCGATCTCTAGAATGAAATCTGTTTCTAGCTTGTCGTACACCCTCCGGGATATGGCGTCGAGGTCGAAGTACCGGGACTCCCGCACTTTAACCTTATCCATACCCACATCCTTCCGGCGAATGATTATACTCCGGGAGAATACCTCTTCCTTTACCTGCTCCCGGACTCCGGGGTTCGGGAGCATAAGCCAAGACAGTTTTGCATGCCTATGGTACTTGGTGAATTTGAACTCATAAAATTTTTCAAACCGGAGGAAGTCTCCGTGCGTGAAAAGGAATTGGCATACAAAGTCCAATTCAGACTCTGGGTTTGGTGTACCTGTGAGGCAGTACCGGAACCGACACTCCCGAAAATTTTTCAGGAAGAAATGAGTCACACCAGCGTCCGGACTCTTGATGAATGTACTCTCGTCCAGCACTACCGCATCAAACCGTCCCGGGTCCCCGATTTCTGGGAGTGGGAGCCACCCCTCTTTATTGATTAGGTTCCACCGCCGTCCCTCCTCCATCCGTTGTAGCCGTTTCTCGGGTTTCCCGTGAGATAGGTCTGAGATGTCCGAGGCTGGCACACCTTCCTGCCGGAGTTCATTCATCCAGGAACCTAGTGCGCTGTTCGGGGCTACAATGAGAATATTCCCTTTACACCTTCGCTGTAGAAACCGGATCATTGTTAGGGTCTTGCCAAGGCGCATCTCCATGAAGACCCCGCCGTATTGGTTACGGTGGAGGAAGCGTAGCGCCGCCCGCTGTGGTTTCCACAACACCTTCGGCGGGGTCTTCTTTCTGGAGACTTTCTTTTTCACAAGACTACCCTTTTATCAGACTAAGGAACTCGGCA